GATCTGGTAAACCTAATGCGTTTGCATACTTTACACAGATTTCTTGGTATGCGTTTTTACGTCGTATTGCTAAAGAAAAGAAACAGCAAGATATTAAATTTAAATACATGTCACAAACAGGTGTTGAAGCTTTCTTATTGGACGAAACTGATAATGCAGTATCAGCTCACTTCATTGACACGTTAAGAGGCCGTATCGAAAAAGTAAAAGAATATGATACTGAAGTAAAAGCTTTTGTTAAAAAAGAAAAGAAACGCCGGCGTCCAATGCAAAAAGTAGATTCTGATTTGACAAAGTTTTTTAAATGAAAGTAGCAATTTTAAATGACACTCATTGTGGTATCCGCAATAGCTCTGACGTATTTCTCGATAATGCAGAGAAATTTTATAATGATGTATTTTTTCCTTATCTTTTGGAACATGATATTCGCCATATTATCCATCTTGGCGATTACTTTGATAACAGGAAATTTATTAACTTCCGCGCTCTTAACCGGAACCGCCATGTATTCCTTGAACGGATTCGGAAAGAAAAAATAACAATGGATATCATTTGTGGTAACCATGACACTTACTACAAAAACACTAATGATCTAAATTCATTAAAAGAGTTACTTGGGCATTACATGAATGAGGTCCATATTATTCATGAACCAACCGTAATGGAATATGGATCTCTTAAGATTGGAATGATACCGTGGATTTGTCCTGAAAACAACGACCGCACAATGGAGTTTATACAAAATGCCAAGTGCGACTGGGTCGGCGGTCACTTTGAATTTGCTGGTTTTAATGTTATGCGTGGTGTTGTTGCTCCGCACGGATTAGATCATAGAACACTATCTCGGTTTGAAAAAGTTTTATCAGGACATTACCATACTAAATCGCAGCGTGACAATGTAACATATCTTGGCACTCAATTAGAATTCTTTTGGTCTGATGCCGATGATCCCAAACACTTTCATGTTGTTGATACAGAAACACGTGAGATAGAAGCTATACAAAATCCTCACACTTTATTTCATAAAATTGTGTACAATGACGACAAAATAGATTATAATAAGTACAACGTAACTGATTTAGATAATAAGTTCGTAAAAATTGTTGTCGTTAATAAAAAAGACCTGTTTACATTTGATCGATTTGTTGATAGAATACAAAACAGGAAGATTCATGATCTAAAAATTGCTGAAAACTTTGACGAGTTTATTGGTGATAATGTTGATGATGAATCTGTTTCAATTGAAGAAACAACTGAATTATTGGATTCGTATATCGAAGCTGTTGATACAGACTTAGATAAACCTAGGCTAAAGGTTTCTATGCGTAATCTTATGACTGAAGCACAGGCTATCGAAACAGTATGATTTTATTTAAAAGTTTAAGGTTTAAAAACTTCTTGTCTACAGGTAATAATTGGACAGAAGTCAATTTAAACCAATCTAAGTCTACATTGATTGTAGGTCAAAATGGTGCTGGCAAGTCAACCATGCTAGACGCTATTGCGTTTGGTTTATTTGGTAAGCCACATCGTAATATCAACAAACCACAATTAGTAAATTCAATTAACAATAAAAACTGTTCGGTTGAAGTTACCTTTGATGTAGGTAAAGCTTCGTATAAAATTGTGCGTGGCATTAAACCAAACGTATTTGAGATTTGGAAGAATGGTGATATGATTAATCAATCATCTCATTCCAAAGAGTACCAGAAGATTCTCGAGCAAAACATCTTGAAGCTAAATCATAAAAGCTTTCATCAGATCGTTGTCTTGGGGTCGTCCTCCTTTGTTCCTTTCATGCAACTCCCTGCACAACACCGGCGGGATGTGATCGAGGATCTTCTGGACATTAATGTTTTTTCTAAAATGAATCAGCTTTTAAAAGAAAAAACTGCTACACTTAAAGATAGTCTAAAAGATATTTCCTTTAAATTAGACGTCGAAAATAATAAAATTACAACTCAGAAAAAATACATTTCTGATATTAAAGCATTGAATAATGTAGAGAAGGAAAAGAAAGATTCTAGAGTTAATGAGCTAACTAAAGAAGCTAAGGAATTACAAGATGAAAACATTGGCCTATCGGCGGAAGTTGAAGAAAGGCAAGCCCCGCTCGAAGAAGAACTTAATAAAGTCCACGATAAAAGGCAAGCGATCGTACAGTACCAAGCTCAATTCCGCCAGCAAATGTCCCAGGTCGTTAAAGATTCTAAGTTCTACGAAGAAAATGAGAATTGCCCAACGTGCAGCCAAGATATTAGTGATGAACTCAGATCATCGAAGCTGGATAACTCCAAAGCTAAAGCAAAAGAACTTAAAGAAGCAATGGACCATGCCTCTGAAAAGTATGCTGATCTGGAAACAAATATTACGAGGGTCACTAATGAACTCACTGGAGTGCGATCGAAGCAGTCAGTTATTCATTCTAACAATAAAACAATCGCCAGGATCCAAAATGAGATTCGAACTCTGGAGACAGAACTAGATCAAACTGGTGATATTGAATCTGCTAAAGATGAACTATCAGTAATGGAAAATACTGTTAGTGATTTAAATTATAAGAAATTTGAACTAAACGAAGAATACTCTTACAACAATGTTATGTCAGAGATGCTAAAGGATACAGGCATTAAAACAAAAATCATTAAGCAATACATGCCAGTGATCAATAAGCTAGTTAATCAATATCTGCAAATCTTAGATTTTTACGTTCATTTTGATTTAGATGAAAGCTTTCAAGAAACAATAAGATCACGCCACAGAGATGCATTCTCATATGACTCATTTTCTGAAGGTGAAAAGCAGCGTATCGATTTGGCGCTTCTCTTTACTTGGAGAATGATTGCTAAAATGAAAAACTCTATTTCAACAAACCTACTTCTACTAGATGAAACGTTTGATTCCAGTCTAGATCACGATGGCGTTGAAAACCTCATGAAAATCTTACATTCACTTGATGAGAATTCAAATACGTTCATCATTTCTCACAAGGGAGATATTCTGGATGGAAAGTTTCAGCATAAACTAGAATTTATAAAAGAAAAAAACTTTAGTAAAATAGCGGCTTAAAATGAAAAACTGTACTTTTCCATGGACTGGCATGACTATTGATCCGCAGGGTTATTTAACGTTATGCTGTATGATTGAAAGCAAAAAAGGTATTTTTAATATTCACATAAGCGACGTAGATAGTTTATATGATTTTTTTTATGGTGAAGAATATGAAAAAATACAAAAATCGTTTGACCTTTTTGGATGGAACAAAATAAAGGATTGTGTTGCTTGTCAGAATGACAAAAAGCAAAACATTTTTACTGGCTATGACGATTCTCAGAGATTTGATCCAGATCTAAAAACTTTACAATATTTAGAACTTACGACAAGCAATACTTGCAATCAACAATGCGTAACCTGTGGAAGTAAGTTTAGTAGCCAGTGGAGAAAAATAGAACATTACTTCGATCGTCCAGCAGAAAAATCATATAGTTTATCGGCTAACGATTTAGAAAAGGTATTAGAAATATTACCTGATTTGCAAACATTAACATTGAAAGGTGGAGAACCTTTTGCTGACATGCGTAACGTTCAAATATTAGAATCTTTATTTGAAATAAATCCTTTTTGCCGAGTTGTAATTGTAACTAATGGCGTACTAATACCTCAGAAGTTTTTAGATATTATAAAAAAATATCATTATAATTTCGAATTAATATTCAGCATTGATGCTGTAGGAAGAAAATATGATTGGATTAGAGGTACTCCGTTTGATAAAACAGTAAAAAACTTAGAGTTAGTTTTTAATTTAGGAATACAAGTTTTAAGTATTGTTCCAACAATTTCTAGTTATAATATTCACAGTCTTAACGAAATAACAGAATGGCATAACTCTCTAAATATAGAATGTAACCTAGTCTGGAATAATATTGTATATGATCCACGGTGGTGCTCTCCAATATTCACCATGACTCAAAAAGAAATCGATAGCGTAGAATATTTGCCTATGGAGATAATTTCTCAGTATGATCATTTTTGCAAAGAAGAGTTAGAAAGGAACACAAAAATTATGAATAAAATTCGTGGATTTGAATTTAATAGTTTACAATGACGTTAACATGTGGTATAATATATACATAATCAACTGGAGTATATAATGGAACTGAAAGACTCAACACTTTCTGTATTGAAGAATTACGCATCGATTAATCCCAATATCGTGATTCAAGAAGGTAACACAATTAAAACTATGACCGAGGCACGCAATGTTTTGTCTTCGGCTACGCTCGATGAAAGTTTCCCACAAGAATTTGGCATCTATGATCTCAATGAGTTTCTAGGTGTTATCAATCTCGTTGGTGAACCTCGTTTAGCATTTGAGCAAGATTATGTGGTTATTACAGATAGCAGTAATCGCTCTCGAATTAAATATTTCTTTTCTGATCCTGAGATGCTAACGTCTCCTAGTAAGGATGTTAAAATGCCATCTGCTGATGTGACATTTAATTTGGATCAAGATACACTAAATCGAATTAAACGAGCGGCCTCGACTCTTGGCCACTCTGAGCTTTCCATTACTGGAAAAGACGGAGTGTTAAGTCTATCAGTTGTTGATAGTCAAAACGCAACGTCAAATGCATTCTCCATTGATGTGAGTGGAGAATTTGTAGGAGATAATTTTAACTTCATCTTTAATATTGCAAATCTGAAAATGATTCCGGGTGATTATGAAGTTGGTATCTCATCAAAACTTATTTCACATTTTGTTAACAAAGAAGTAGGCATTCAATATTGGATCGCCCTTGAAAAGACATCAGAATACGGAGTATAAAATGTCAAAAAATAAAAAAGAAGAGCAAGCAGCGGATCCGCATGCTCCCATTTATGAAACAAGTAATCGTGCTTCGCGCAGTATGATTGCGGTGATTGACACTATGTGTCAACGAGGTGCCTTTAAAGGAGAAGAGCTTTCTACTATTGGACAACTTCGTGACCAATGTGTTCAAGTTATTCAATTGGCAGAAAACTATCAGCAGGAGCAAGCTACCGCTGAATAACTATGTACTTTCCTATTGAACTATGTTACTATATTATATTATGAAGGAAAGAATATGTCAAACGAATTTCTATGGGTCGAAAAATATCGGCCTAAAGCTATATCTGAAACGATACTGCCTCCTAGACTTAAAGACACGTTTCAGAGCATGGTTGATACCGGTGAAATGCCTAACATGCTTTTCACCGGTACAGCCGGTCTAGGTAAAACGACTGTTGCTAAAGCATTATGCAATGAACTGGGCTTAGATTATATCATAATCAATGGTTCGGAAGAAGGCAACATTGATACACTTCGTACTAAGATCAAGCAATTTGCATCTACTGTTTCATTACAGGGTGGATATAAAGTTGTTATCTTAGACGAAGCAGATTATCTTAATCCACAATCTACTCAACCTGCACTTCGCGGATTTATTGAAGAGTTTAGCAATAATTGCCGGTTCATTCTTACTTGTAATTTTAAAAATCGTATTATCGAACCACTTCACTCTCGCTGTGGTGTATACGAATTTAATACTTCAAAGAAAGAAATGGCCGAGCTAGCAGCACAATTTTTCAAGCGTTTCGTATATATACTTAATCAAGAAGGCGTATCATTCGAGAAAAATGCTGCGGCTAATCTCGTTATGAAGTACGCTCCAGACTGGAGGAGAGTATTAAATGAAGGGCAAAGAAGTGGATTTGGTGGTAGCGGGATTAATGGTAACGATAATAGCAATGGCCTTGCTTCCATTAGTGATCTCTCCAAACACCTAAAAGAAAAAGACTTCAAGAAGATGAGGCATTGGGTCGCAAATAACATGGACGTCGATGCCTCATCTATCTTTCGTGGATTATATGATAATATGACAGAAGTAGTTGCTAGTAGATCAATACCGCAACTCGTACTTATATTAGCAGACTATCAATACAAGCACGCTTTCGTGGCAGATCACGAATTAAATGTTGTGGCTTGTATGACAGAGATAATGGCAAATGTAGAGTTTAATTAATGCTAATACTATACACACAACCAAGATGCCACTATTGTGAGATCATGAAGCGCATGCTCAGTAAGATGGATGGCACCGAAGACTTTCAAGCAGTCGACATTACCAAAGATCCAGAGGCAAAAGCCTTCCTGAAAAGGAAAGGTCATAAGACTGTTCCTATGCTTTATTGGAGAGTGCCTGGTCATGACATATGGATCAATAAAGATATTGATACAAAAAAGCTGACAGGTGAAAATTTAGGTCAGAGAATAAAAGAAGCTATAGCACAAACTAAAAAAGATAATTGTCTTGTTTTTGATGTTGATGGAACTATTACTCCTAGTAGAGAAAAGATCGATCCTGATTATGCAGAAGTAATACGGCAACTTTCTAGTAGTGTCGATATTTACTTTCTTACTGGATCAGACTTTGCCAAGACTAAAGAGCAATTAGGAGATTTAACTAAAGTTGTAAAAGGTTCTTATCAGTGCGCTGGTAATGAGTTATGGGTAAATGATGAGTTGGTCAAGTCTGTTCCTACGTTTACTATGTCGACAGTAATGGTTAAATGGTGTAAGCAGCGACTTGAAGAAAGCAAGTTTCCATATAGGACTGGTAAAAAACATATTGACCTACGTCCTGGTATGATGAATTTCTCTATTATAGGAAGAGGCTGTACAAAGAAGAAACGTCAGGAATATATTAAATATGATGAACGCACTAATGAAAGAGAAATCTTAGCAAGAGAATTTAATTCAGTATTTCATTCGTACTCTGCTCAAATTGCTGGAGAAACTGGCATCGACGTGTGTGAAGACGGAAGGGATAAAGGACAGGTGTACAAACACCTAGAAGAAGTGTATAATAGTATTATCTTCTTTGGCGATGATACTCAAGAAGGCGGCAACGATTATCCTTTTGCTAAACAAATACAATCGTTTCCTCATCGATGCTTTCACGTATCTGGGCCAGAAGAAACATTTGAAATGTTAGAAGGCATCAAAAGACTATTTAAGCCCGAATGGCCCGGAGTAGATAGTGGAATTGAAGGACAGCTATGAACCCGTTTGATTATTTAAATTCTATTAATACCACTAAAAAAGATGTTATAACAGATGATATAACAGAAAAAGCATATAACAGTTTTATGGTCAATCGTTCACTTTCTTATTTTAACGATACTGTTGTACTAGCTAATGAGATGAATCGCTACCACCACCTTGACAATCGTTTACAATTTGACTTTCTTATAAATATGGTTAGAAAGCGCAAACGCTTTTCTAAATGGATAAAGCCTCAGATTGAGAGTGACGTTGAAGTGGTTAAAAAATATTATGGCTATAGTAATGAGAAAGCTCGTCAAATATTACCACTTCTCTCACCCGAACAAATAAATGGGTTAAAGAAGAAGGTGAATAAAGGTGGAAGAACAAATAATTGTTGAGTGGTCTCCAGCTACTATGTTGGAAATTACTTTAAACGAACCAGATGATTTTTTAAAGGTTCGTGAAACATTGACACGTATTGGTGTCGCATCCCGTAAAGATAAAAAACTATTTCAGTCTTGTCATATATTACATAAACAAGGCCGTTATTTTATTGTGCATTTTAAAGAGTTATTCTTGCTTGACGGTAAGAAAGCAAATCTTGAAGAAAATGATGTAGCTCGTAGAAATACTATTACAACTCTAATGTCTGATTGGGGTTTGGTTGAGATTCAAAATGCTGAAGAAGCCAAACCCTTAGCGCCACTTAGACAGATTAAAATTATTCCTTTTAAAGAGAAAGAACAGTGGGAACTTTGCCCAAAATATAATATCGGCAATAAGTAATAATGATTAATACATATTTAGATTATGATATCCATGGAGGCAATTCATGGCTTCAAGACGTGAAGTTAGCAGGTTTGTGGGAGACTACGTTTACCCACAAACCTTTCTTTTTAGATGTAAATCATAATGAGCAAAACATTGCAATAATTTACTACAATCATAGTATACAACATAATAGTGTATTTCCTGAGACCCAAATGAAGGAAATAAAATGGTGTCTAGATAATAATATTAAAGTGTTTCTAGACGATAGTTGGGAATATGGTGGTGAAAATCTTAGTCAATTGACAAGACAATACGAAAAGTTTTTTCTCGATAACAATATAAAAATATTAACAAATACTATTACCGACAATCCTATTTTTGTTGACATTAATAGTTTTTTCTTTAGTATGCGTTATCAGCATGACGAATGGAATCATAGAACTAGGCAAAATACTTACCATTCTAGATTCTCTGATAAAGAATATTTTTATAATTTATTTGTAGGCGATATTACAAAAGACAAGTCTAGTATATTGTATTCGGTGTTTGCATATAATGATTTGATAGATGAGAACTCTATCGTTACAAAAATTAATAAAAGTGATCTTAACAAACTAGAATGGATTAGCAATTGCAATTTAGATATAAAAGATTCTGGTTATTTACAATTTATTAATTACGCAAAAAATAATCAGCAAGAAGTTTTAAAACACGATCCATACGAATTGCAATTTAAATATTCTTATTTTAATCCTAAAGATCCTTTAAATATTATAGATGAAAGAAGAATACCTCAAGAAATGCTAAATTGCCATTTCTCTGTAGTTAATGAGACTATGGCGGTTGATGGATTTTATACAGAAAAAACTTTTAAGCACGTAATAGCTAAGCTTCCTTTTATTATATTTGGCGGTCCTAAAGATAATCAAATATTTGCAAGTAAATATGGCTTTGAATTATACGATGAGCTGTTTGATTACTCTTTTGAAGAACCACAAGGAGTTGAAGATGACGGCATATATAATATATACAAGAGAGCTCAGCATATTGCTGACAACGTCAAACGACTTGAAAAAGAACCAATGTCAATATTTAGTCAACCTTCTTTAATTGAAAAGATAGAATATAACTATTATTTGTACATGAAAAATTCTAGAATTTCTAAATACAAGGAACACTTATATAATGTCTTCACCTTGGCCTAAAGGATATATTGTCGTAGTTGATATGTGGAGTGAATCTCATTGGAAAGAAAACACTCTTAAATCTAGCAATACAAGTGATTTTTATGACGTATTAAAGTCAGGAGCATATTTTTATAATTATCTTAAGTACAGTCTAAGTGTTTTAGCGAACAATGGATATCATATAGTGTCGCATAACACACATAATGGTTATATAGAATCATTAACTGATCATGACTGGCCTAAAGTTGAGGCAAAGAATTGGTTTTATACTCAGGAATTAAAACATAAACATAAGCCAAATATTTTTTTCTGCGGGCAACATATTGATAGATGTATATACAGTACTTATAATGACATAGCAATAGATAATGCAAGAAAGGGTATTATTGTTAATCTAAGTTTAGCCTTTCCGAGAAGCACCGCACGATCATGCTTTAATGAAAAATATAATTACTATTATCATATCCACGATAAATTATATAACTTAGAAATAGCAGGTAAATAATGAAAATCGGATTTATTGGATTAGGTAAACTAGGAAATCCAGTCAGTGAAGTCATGGCTACACAGCATGACGTCACTGGTTATGATATCGATGGTAGAGGATCAATATCAGACGCAGTTTTAAATAAAGATATAATTTTTATAGCTGTTCCAACTCCTCACGATCCGCTGTATGACGGAAGATATGTTTGTTCAGATCTAGAACCAAAAGATTTTGATTATTCTATTGTTAATGAAACACTCGAAGCAATCAATCCTTTAGTGAATAAAGATCAGATTGTTGTATTAATTTCTACAGTATTACCAGGAACAACAGCTAGGGAATTTGAACCTCGTATTCAAAATGCAAAGTTTGTATATAACCCTTATCTAATCGCAATGGGAACAGTCAAAGAAGACTTTGTTAATCCTGAAATGATTATGATGGGCGGTGATGAATCAGCAATGGAGATTTTAGAAAATTTCTATAAAGGTATTTGTGATTGTGACAGATACATTCGTGGCACATATGAAGAATGCGAATCTATTAAAATATTCTATAATACGTTTATAACGACTAAAATTACTCTTGCTAATATGGTGCAAGACGTTGCTATGAAATTAGGTAATATGAACGTCGATGTTGTTACAGATGCCTTAGCACAATCTACACTACGCATTATGTCACCTAAATATATGAAAGCCGGCATGGGTGACGGAGGTAGCTGTCACCCTCGTGATAACATTGCATTGCGTTGGCTAGCTCAAGAATTAGATCTAGGTTATGATATGTTTGATACTATCATAGTAGCTAGAGAAAAACAAGCTGCTAACATGGCAAAGTATCTTAAAAAATTATCAGCTGAGCATGATCTTCCTATTATAATTATTGGTAAAGGTTTTAAACCTGATGTGCCATATGAAGATGGATCTCCATCTATTCTAGTTTCTCAATTTTGCGATTGTACATTCGATGATTTTAGTAAACCAGCCGTATTCTTACTAGCGCATTCACATCAAACAACATTTGGCTCTTCAAATACTGATTATGAATTCCCTGAAGGATCTGTTATAGTAGATCCATGGAGAGAAAGACTCGGAGCAATTCCATATGGAAACACCAATATTTGAATTATGGGTTGATCGTAGAAAAACAGATAGAAGAAGCGGATTAGAAGGTCTTTTACAGGAAAGACAAATTGCACAATATGCATTCGGAAAGACAAAACATATTTTCATAGACACACCTAGTTCATCTCTTCCAAAAATATTCTTCTTTAATAAAGTTTTAAGTAATGAGATATGTCATAGGTTAACCGATCCAGAACGTAAACTTTATCTATTACAGCAAAATGAAAATATATTTGAATGGTGTAATAAACATGGCATTCAATGCTATTTAGATCGATCTTGGGAAATACTAAATATATCAAAACAAGATGGTGTGTTTATTACAAGTCAAGACTGGTGGAAATTTTTACAAAATTATAATATAAAAATAATGGGTCATTCGCACTATGAAGATGATCTTATAGTAAACTTTAGTAGGTTTTTTGAGTTTAATTTCAGAACAGATTCATTGAATACAATGAATAGGAAATATCTGTTTTACAATCCAAATTGGTTCGATAAGAAAAAATATCTGTTCTGCAGTTATTTAGGATCTAAACATAAAAAATTAAATCAAGAATTTTTAGTATATTGTGAGCAAAATGGTTTATTGAATGATCAGTTTTTCTGGACGTTATGTGATGATCAAAGACATAAAAAAGGAAAAATAGAAAAATATGATGAGTATGAGCATTTGTTTAAAGAAAGACTATTTGAAGATTTTGAGATAAGCTATTCTGATAATAAACAATACACATACCGCACAACCGAACAACGTAGAGTTTCACAGCATATATTTGACAGCGAATATTATATCACAATAGAGAATCATCATTATATGCATACTGAAAAATCTTTAAAACCTATTTTTGCTCAGGTGCCGTTTTTTACATTTGCAGAAGGTGGATCTTTTAGTAACCATTTAAAAACCGAAGGTTATGAAATATATGACGAGTTGTTTGATTACTCAAACGAGTTAACGATAAAATCTTTAGTAGATGAAATGATTAGACTTAAAAAGAATAAAGATTTTGATAATCCTCTTACAAGAGAAAAGATAACATATAATTACTATCATTATATGAAAAGAAGTAGTACAGAAGAATTTATTAAATATATAGTAAAGAAACTTATAAAAAATAAATAACGGCATTCCATATGGAAACACAAGATAATTTATACATAACTCCTTGCATAGGCGTATGTCATATAGACAAAGATACCCGTGTGTGCAAGGGGTGTAATAGGACTATAGACGAGATATCATCTTGGTCTAAAATGTCTTATGAAGACCGCATGATAGTCATGCATCGTCTTGGATTTGGAAAAAGACGAAAAAAATAGTGTACAACGATGTAATAATGTTGTATAATGTATAAATAAATCGGATGCCGGAAACGGGTCCATTACAATCTTGCTTGGTCAAAAGGAGATAACAATGACAGGCGTACATACACTTTTCCCGCGTTCATCTTTCGTAGGATTCGATCATTTATTTAATGAGCTGGAATTTACAGCTAAACATTCAAATGATCACTATCCACCTCACAACATTATTAGAGCCTCAGAAACAGATTATCTGATTGAATTGGCTATTGCTGGGTTTACAAAAGATGAGATCTCTGTAGAAGTTAAAGACAGAACTTTGACTGTTACAGGGGAACACATTTCTAAAGGTAGAGAGTTTATCCATCGCGGCATTTCGACAAAGAAATTTAAGCGTACTTTTAGGCTGTCTGAACACGTACACGTAAACGGAGCAGATATTCAGGATGGCATCTTGGCAATCGAATTGCAATATGTTATCCCAGAAGAAATGCGTCCTCGTAAAATCAATATTGGGCATTACGAGGAAAATAAAAATGCTAAAGAACTTCTTGAATAAGATTTATAATTCTTATCTATCTACACGTGAAATTAGGAAGACGGTTAAAGAACTTAATCGGCTAACTAATAAAGAACTAAACGACATTGGTATCAGCAGAGGCGATATATATTCTGTCGCTCGCAAAGATGTAGACATGAACCCTAACTTACGAGGGTGGGTATAATGTCATATGTTGAAAGCAATAATGTTGGTTATCGTCCTTTTTTCGCCAGAATCTGGGAGAGCATTGTCATACAGTTTGAGATTATCGGATATAGCAGAGCAGCAGCACACTTAGCTGCTAACGGTTTGCATGAACAATCTAAATATTGCATGATGCAAATTAAAGATCTTAGAAAAGCATAGTAATTGGGGGCTTCGGCCCCCTTTTATAACACGAGAGGAAGTAGAACATGATTAAAACAATTACTACATTATTAGTTTTATCGGCATCAACTGCTTTTGCCGGTGACGTCGCTAAAGGCGAAAAAAACTTTAAGAAATGCGCATCATGTCATAGTATTGAAGAAGGCGGAAAAAATAAGACTGGACCTAACCTTTGGAATATTATGAACCGCGGCACAGGCGTAATCGAGAAATATAAATATAGTAAAACGTTTGTTGCTTGGGCTGAAGAGAATCCTAAATGGACACCTGAGCTTATGGACGCTTGGCTAACTAACTCAAAGAAGTTGGTTAAACGTACAAAGATGAACTTTAAGGAAAAGAAAGAAGTCAAGCGCGCAGACATAATTGCATATTTGCAATCAATGGGTGAGGAATAATGAAATATAATAAACCTATCGGGTGGGAAACTACCCTTACAGAACTTGTAAAACTCCCACGAGAAATGTGGGATAGCGTAATGACAATCGAGAACTCGCCGCTTCGGAAACTAGATCCTATGGTAGCTCATATGGTATTCCAATGTTTGTTCTTTATTTGGAGTGGTATCTTTGCCCTAATGGTTGGCAGCATAATTGCATTCGGACTTAGCGCTGTATTTCATCTTCTATTAATTAGCGGTATTACAATTACGGCGATAACATTCCGTCAAGCAGAAAACAATCCAGACTCAATTAATAAATTGCTACAGTCTGGATCTAAGTATAATGGTCGGGCAGCTGATGGAGAACATTACTAATGAGAGATCGATTACTTGAATGCTTTGTATCGCATGCAAAAGGTCATGTTGATAAACACTTAGCAAACGTAGAAGTATTGCTTGCCAATCCAGTTGGAGTTGGCAACAATGGAGACATCATTGAGGAAATTGAAAAAGAACTTGATGAAGTAGCCAAATATGATGATTTACTTGAAATGGTAAATAAATACCTAAAATAACACAAACACACACACAGGAGACAATATGTCTAATAAAAATCCCTTCGAAATCCGTGCAGATATTCTTGCAATGGCAAAAGACTATATGGATAAACAAGTAGAATTAAATACGGTCCTCTTCACTCAAATGATGGAAGCTGGCAAAAAAACAATCGAAGATGTTCCACAAATGTATACGATGGAAGAACTTCAGGAGAAAGCAAAAGAAATGTATTCTTTTGTTTCTAGCAAAACCTAATAGCTGTATATTAAATAAGTACACAACTGAAAATAGTTGTGTACTTTCCCTTCATTTCGTGTTAGAATAAACATATTCATTGGAGGTCTATCATTTGTCATTTTACACATCAGTAAACCGCTACGGTAATCAGATCCTATATTGCGGTTACAACGACAATGGCGTGCGTGTTGAAAAGAAAATTAAATACTCACCAACACTTTTTATTCCAAGTAAAAATAAAAACACAGACTGGCTAGCCCTCGATGGTACGCCAGTCGAGCCTATGGGTTTTGCATCCATGAAAGAGGCTCGTAACTTTATTGACCAATATAAAGATATCGATCAATTTAAAGTCTACGGTAATACAAACTATATTCAGCAATGTATTACCGACATGTTTCCAGAAGAAATTAAATTTAATCCTTCACACGTCAATGTTGTTAACTTTGATATCGAGGTTGCGTCTGATGACGGTTTCCCAAAACCTGAAGAAGCTATTCAACCGATTATCTCAATTGCTCTTAAATCAAGTCAGTCATCTATCTACCACGTTTGGGGTCTAGGAGATTACAACTATGAAAAATGTGCCATTGAAATGTATGGCGATCTTATTCAATATCGTAAGTTTGATACTGAAGAAGCTCTTCTGGCTAGTTTCCATAAGTTCTGGTGCGAAAATCGTCCAGACATCGTCACTGGTTGGAACAGTCGTTTTTTCGATATTCCTTATCTTATTAATCGCATCGCACGTATTGGATCTGCTGAAGCCGTAAGACGCTTGTCTCCATGGAATATGGTGAATGAGCGTAATACAGAAATTACTGGCCGTACACAATACGGTTATGAAATCGTCGGCGTACAACAAGCCGACTATCTAGAACTATTTAAGAAATTCGGTTACTCATATGGCGCACAAGAATCATACAAGCTTGATCACATCGCTCATGTTGTTCTCGGCGAAAAGAAATTATCGTACGAAGAACATGGCAATCTATATACCTTGTATAAAGAAGATCATCAAAAGTTTATAGACTATAACATCAAAGACGTTCAGCTAGTTAACCGCATCGAAGAAAAGATGGGTCTTATTCAGTTGGCACAAACTATGGCATATCGTGGTGGAGTCAATCTTGCCGATACATTTGGCACTACGGCTATATGGGATTCTATTATCTATCGCGAGCTTAACAAGAAAAAAATTGCCATACCGCCTAACAATGAAAAGATTAAGAACCCATATCCAGGCGGTTATGTAAAAGAACCTCAAGTCGGTCTGCACGACTGGGTAGTATCCTTCGATCTTAATTCTCTGTACCCAAACCTGATCGTACAATACAACATGTCACCTGAGACGCTTATAGGTCAGACAGAGCGGTCTGGTGTTGATTATTACCTTAACTTAGAAGACAAGGTCACATCTCCACATTCTGTGGCGGCTAATGGCTCTACATACCATAAAGACTTTCAAGGTATTTTGCCTAAGATTATTGAGGCCTATTATAGTGAGCGTTCTCAAATCAAAAAAGAGATGCTTAGTGTTGAGCAAAAATACCAGAAGAACAAAACCGTAGAGCTTGAGCGAGAAATCAATCGGTATAATAATCGGCAGATGGCTATTAAGATTCTACTCAACTCTCTTTATGGCGCACTCGGTAATAAATATTTCCGATACTTTGATATGCGAATGGCCGAAGGCATCACCTTGTCAGGCCAGCTATCAGTTATATGGGCCGAAAGAGCTATTAACGAGGAGATGAACAATATACTCAAGACTAATAATGTTGACTATGTTATCGCTATTGATACTGATTCTTTGTATATTAACATGGGCGGTCTCGTAGATCATTTTAAACCTAAAGATCCTGTCAAGTTTCTGGATAAAATATGCTCAGAACATTTTGAGTCAGTGCTTAGTAAAACATACACATTATTGTTTGATCAGATGAATGCTTACAAGCCACGTATGGAAATGGGTAGAGAAGTTATTGCTGATCGTGGTATCTGGACTGCTAAGAAGCGATACATTCTAAATGTGCATAACTCAGAAGGTGTTCAGTACGCCGAACCCAAACTTAAGATTATGGGTATTGAAGCTATTAAGTCTTCAACTCCTGAAGTTGTACGTGATAAATTTAAGCAAGCGTTTAAAATTATTATAAATGGTAATGAAACAGATACACAACAATTTATCACAGATTTCTATAATGAGTTTCGTTCGTTTCCGCCTGAATCGATATCCTTCCCACGTGGCGCCCGAGAGGTAACCAAGTGGGCAACAAAAAAAGGTGAAAAAATCGCATATAAAAAGGGAACGCCTATTCACATTCGTGGCAGTTTGTTGTATAATGGTCTTATCGACAAATATAATTTGCACAAGAAATATACTAAAATTCAAAACGGCGAAAAGGTTAAGTTCTGTTATCTCAAAACTCCTAATCCTATCAATGAGAATGTTATCGCATTCCCTGATTATTTGCCAAAAGAATTCGGTTTAGATAAGTACGTGGATTACGATATGCAATATTCAAAAACGTTTAGCGATCCATTAAAACCTATTCTGGATCCGACTGGTTGGTTTATTAACTATGATAATACAAACACGTTGGAGGATTTCTTTATATGACAAACTGGCTAAAAAGGCTTTTGTATGATAAGTACGAAGTCACAATATGGTACAATGAAAGTGATGGTACTAAGAGAACACAGTTCTTTGAACTATCAGAACTAAGTAAGATTGACCAAACGTCTCTTAAAGGCAGAGATATGAAGGGTCGCAAAATTAACATTAAAACTACTGACCAATTTAACTATCAAGTGAGGAAAATATACTAATGAGCGATTGGGCTAATGACATTTATATGATGCATAATAAATTTGGTGTCAAAGAATGGTTTGAAAAAAATAAAGACGATAAAGATTTAATGGCTACGTATCTCAAGTTTCGTTTATCAATGTGCCAAGAAGAACTAGGCGAAAC